CAAACTCGAAGCGAGGGCTGATTGCGAGGCAGTACTTTGTGTGCAATGACAAGCCAATCTTGATTGCTTCGTTCGCCGCCAAGTCGTCCTGTGACCAGTCGACCTCAAACGAGGGTCGTTGGATGGTGTCGACCAGCACCGAGGCCGCGTCATCCGGACGCACGGCCTCATGTTCGACGCGTGCTTTGTCGAATACGGCGGTGCTCGCGTGGAGCGCGGTGCCCAGAAGGGCGCGCATGCCAGCGGGCTTTTTGATGCCCAGCAGGTGCACGCCTTCCCATTTATAGGCGCAGTCGAAGAGGGCGCCCCAACTGGAAGCGCGAACCGTATAGACGGCGTTCTTCGCCGTGACGGGGGTGGCAGTGTTCATATCGAACCTCGCGTGAGTGGAGCGGTGTGATCGCTGGTGGTGCTGTTATGCGCGAGCCAGGCCGCAAGCAGCGCAGCGGCCACTAACCAGATGACCCACGGATGGCGGTCCGCAATCCGGCCGATGTCACATGCACGGCGCCGACGCGGCAGCCGCAGTTGCCGCGCCACGGCATGGTGTTGCCACACGCAAAAGGCGACGGTGAGCGCGATGCAGACGACGAGCCAGAAAATAAGCGTCATGCGGCACCACCTGCGCGCAGCACGACAAGCAGATACCAGCCGCCGCCTATGGCTGCGCCGTACGCCAGCAGCGTTAGTAACGCGCGTCCGCGGCGCTTTACGCGCGGACAGTGGCGCAGCAGCGCGTTGTCGTGTGGTGCGCGGCCAAGGAGGAGAGTGCTCATACAGCACCTCGCGCCCGAACAACTTTCACAACGCGAATACACATGCTCACGTCGAACCAACCAATGTGACATTCGTCGGTGTTTGCAATGCCAAGCTGCTCGGCGAGCCACGCGTACGCCTCATTGCGTGACATGTCACCTGACTTCCAAAGCGGGTTGAATGCCGCTTTCGCGCGCTTCCGTGCTTCTCGAATTGGGCGCGTGGCGAGCGTGCCTAATGGGATATTCGTGAACGGATGCATTCCAACGTAGGCGTCACAGAGACTGCCATCGCACTTGTACGCCCAGGGCCATTCGCCGTATTGCTGGCCGTTGTAGATCTCGCTGTTACACACAATCTTTACGGCGGCGCCGCAATGCGGACACGTAACGGGAGCGGGGAGTGGGTTCGTCACACGGGCAGTTGCGCGGCGTGACGGATTCCACGGCGTTTTCTGGCCGCTGGCCCGATGGAAGGCTTGCTGCAGCCCGTTCATGCGTGGCTCCGATTCGGGCCGGTGACGAAGCTTTCAAC